GCCAGTGTCAAGTTAGACAGAGGGGTGTCGATATGCACCTGTGATGGAGTTAATAGTGGCATAATAGTTCTTCCTTATTCTATGCTAACTTAAGCAGCAGCGTTGCCGCCTTGGATGAGTTCGATAGCAATGATCTGGCTAGTAACACCAGCTTCAGTTGCATAACCCATGATGATGTCAGTAGAAGCAGCGTCTACACACAGACCAGCGGCATCAGATGCGACAGCACCACCAGCGGTAACAGTACCACCAGCTTTTACCATAGTCTTACCTTGGACAACTACAGTAGCGGCATTATCTTCAGCGGCACCTACGAGGCATACACCAAAAGCACTTTCACCGTCACCAGCCAGAACAGCTTCAGCAGCAGAGTCTAGTTTAACGAATTTAAATTGAGCGGCAGAAAGGTCTGCCCCTGCGATTACAGTACGGGTATCCCGTGATTGCATAACAGCCATGTTTATTCCCCTTTATAGGATTTAGTGATTAGAGCCTTGCCTTCATCGGTCTTAGCTACAGCAGCATAAGCCAAAGCATGTTCGCTCTTTTTCATTTTGTTGGTGTCCATGTAGGACTTTACGAGTGCGTCAAGTTTGTCAGCGGCAGTAGAAAACTCACCGTCAGCATCAGATTTACCCAGTTCAGTCATGCTTTCTTCAAACACCTTATCGGCAGCTTTGAGGGCTTGCATTACTGTTTCTTCAGCTTCAAACTTGCTAACCAATGATTTGGCTACTTCAAGGTCGAAGTGTGGAAGTTCTGCTTCTGCTTTCTTAACCAAGATAGCGTCTGCTTTAGCAACTTCTGCTTCTTCCAGTGCCTTAAGAATAGGCGCAGGAATGTCAGCTTTGTTGATTTGTTCGTCACCGTAAGTTACAAACTCAGGCTCAACCATTTTCTCAATGGCATCTGCTTTAACGATGTAACCAGCTTCCTCTAGGGCTTTGCTAAGGCGGTCAGCCTCTGCTTTAACTAGGTCTAGTTCAGCTTTAATGGTGTCTACCTCATCCAATGGACCTTGGTATTCTTTCTTCATGTCCATGTTATACATTTTCATAGCTTCGTCCTCGGACATACCTTTGTCCATGTAAGGCTTTAGCTTTGCTTTCATGTCATCAGACATTTTTTCTACTTCGTTCTCCATAGTTTCTCCCTCGGAGTTGTCCCTTTTATAAAGAGAGACCATTGCTTGTTTGTTAGCTGGACGATCAACCAAGGACAGTTCATCTAACTCAAGTTGTTTAAGTAAATTAGGCATCATAAGATTCCTTGGTTGCACGACCACCTATTGAGAAGGCCGCAAGTTCACCAGATTTGACCTTATCCCAAACGTCATCATCGTAGACTTTAAACGCTACAACCCAACCTTCTCGGTCACTCTGGATGCCAAGGGATTCACCAATCTCTTTAGTGACAGGCATTGAGTGGATAACCGCCCCAATCTGATCCCCTTTGTGCATTTCTTTACCGACACGTACATGTTCCATGAAGTTGTTCACGGCTTTAACAAGTGTCTCTGGTTCGATAATATCTCCTTGGCGATCAATAACAGGTTCGCCTTTTTCGGTAACGACTGATGCCCAACCATAAACGAGACGCTGTTCGTCATCGGCTTTGAGTATCTGTCCTTCAATGTTTGTTTTTGTAAGTTCTGACACCGAGGCTCCTCCCTCCCACATTCTACAGGACCAGTATCCTGCCGTTGTTTTGTCCTTCTTTGTGTCGCACGAATGTCTTGAACGGAAGTTGGCCCTAGCTTTCGGGTTGTCCCTCCGTATCTCCATGTTGGGGTCTCCGAAAGCCACACGCTTGATCTTTCCTCCGCTTTGTACGAATACTTCAAACTTCTTATTGCCGCCTTTAATACGACGAGGTTTGTTTAAGGTGACTTTCTCGCCCTGATACTCAGCCTTGGCAAAGTCTTCCTTCATAATCTCTTGGATAACTACTCTGAGAGCCTCTAAGCGGTCCTGTGAGGGGGCTTCTTCAGTTTCCTTGTCGTAGTATGCCATATAAGCCTCATGGCTCTCTCCGGGCATATAATGTGCCTGTCCTTGTGCATCAGGGTGAGCATGTGTGCTACCGTTCATGCCTAAGTCCATACTCCTTACTCTGGCTTCAGCCTCAGTGGAAAATACATCGTTGGCTAGTTGTCCCTTATTAATACTTTTCTTAGTACTAGAAGCGTGGGAAGAAGGCAGAAGGTCTTTGTCATGGTTAGCTGATTTGGACCCCGACACAATACGCAGGAAGCTGTTTACTCTAGCCATTGCCCATTGCTCAGGTGATTTTACACTAGGTCTTACACTTCCGGGATTGGTCTTGTAGGCACCTACACCACGACGATAAACAGCCTCTAGCATAGAGGTAGTTACCTTGTGCTTAGACTTAGCGTTATGCTCTTTTACTTTATTCTGTAGTCCTGCTTTTGGCATTATACGTTTCCTGTCAGATCATTCTTGATAAGCACACCTTGGAAAGATGCAGCTACAGCGTTATTGATTGTGTTAGATACGGCCCTACACTCCATATCAGTCTTCTCCTCTAACTTCTGAGGGTATTCAAACTTAGTAATAAGCTGATTACTCTGAAGAACATTTATGAAGCGACTTCTGAACACATTACTTCCAAAGTCTTTTGCCACAAAGCTACAGGTTACAAACTTGTTAGACTGAGATAAGGCGGCAGTGAAGTTAATATCGTCTAAGTATAAGGTGTATCCAGCAGGTACAGTGTAAGCGGCGATCTGTGTCTGATTACCTAGTCCTAAGTTAGAGTATACCACAGAGCCATCTACATTCTGTATGTGTATTGTTCCAGCAGAAGTACCACCTGTACCAGCTAAGGTAACAAAGGCTCTGTTAACCCTGATCCAAGTGCCAGATACAGCAACAGGAGTAGTGCCATTTAGTTCTACTTCTACAGACTGTTCATTGTAGTTAGCGTCTAAGCCCTCTACCCTTACCTTATTAGCACCTGTGTTTCCATTAGCATCAGCAGCATTATCACTAACAACATAAGCTGTAAAGGAAGCATCAGGCCAAGGATAGTTACCACCTTGCGCCCATACAGTCTCTTCATCGCCGTTTACATCAGGATTGTAGCCAAACTTGAACAAGGTCTTGTAACCAGTAGACTCACCCTTAGACACAGCAAGATGGTTATGCTCGTAAAGGTGTCTAGTCCAAGTTGGCATTATACAGACCTACAACGAAGTATGACGGCCCGTTGAATAGTTGTGGATATACTTGTGGTTATAGTGCAGACAAATGTGTAGTCTCTTCCATCTACTCCACCACCGATATAAATAATTGCGGTGTTTCCCGACAAGGCTTGTTGTATGTTCTGTATACTATCAACAATAGCACTACTACTAGCAGTAGTTAAATCTTGACCAGCAGCTAATACAGTTTCAGCAGGGTTAGCATTAGACCTTACAGACCAGACCACTGTGCTAATGGTAAACCCAGAAACAATATCAGACCAATCAATACTGTAGTCTAACAGTTCGTCTGGGTCTTTGTTGGGCCAAACTAGGCTCATATCTTAAGTTCCTCTTATGCAGCTAGGTTTTGAGTAGACTTTAGTGGCTTAACTTGTCTAGGGGTACTAAACGCAGGTCTGACAGTCCTGTTAGCAGGGAACCCAGCATGTTGTGACCTCTTTGTGTTATACAAGTGCTTGATAGCTTCAAAGTCGAAGTGTATGCCTGTAGCTGTAAGTGTCCCTATCGAAGCGGTTAAAGTGTAGCTAGAGAAGAATACTGTAGCTGCAACACCAATATCACCAAGGATTAAGGTTCCAGAAACACTAGGTATAAGCGTTGAAGCAGCTACACCAAGTCTACCTACCGTCAGGACACCCTCTATTCCACTAGGGAACACATTAGCATCACCAGTAACGGTAAGGGATAAGTTTTCGCTTTGTGTAACCTCTACACCACTTGGGGCAGTGTTAGCATTAGCGGTAAAAGTTAAGTTGCCTAAGCCAAGGGTAGCAAGTCTAGTAGTACAAGTAGCATTAGAAGTTGCTAGGGTTACAATACTTCCCAGACTTGCAGATATAAGTATGCTGTCAGAAGGATATATAATCTCTGTAGGTTGAGCCTCTACACCAGAGAAGTTTAAACCTAGTGTGACAACTAGAGAAGCTACAGGTATGGTATTAAAAGACCTAGGAGTAAGAGTACCTAAAGTTAAGGTGGCATTAAGACCACTTACAGGTTGATCTACAGCTATGGGAGCAGCTAAAGCACCAAGGGACACCGTAAAGTCAAAGTCTGTCTGTGTAGGGCCAGCAGTAGGTGAACGAGAAGCGTAGGGATATATTACATCATTAGCAGGTTGATTAGGTTCTGCTACAAGTTCTACCCTAGACGTACTCAAGTACCATTGGGGGTCAGGTAGTCCTACAGTACCAATATCAAAACCATCTACAAAAGATGTTATGGCCGGAGTTATACCTAAGTTAGAATTGAGGGTACCTTCAACCCCAGACAGTTCCTTACTTATATTAGCTTGGATTGTTCCTAGTGAGGAGGTGACTAAAAGCGTATGTTCTTGCGAAACAGGGGTGCCATCAGGGAAATTAGCAGCGGTAATTTGAGGCTGCAATCGGAACCCGTAGGAAATCCAAGCAGCCCCACGTCCGTCAGTTGTCTTATCAGTACCAAAAGAGTTACGTTGGACAGTACCAATAAGGAACCCTTTGTCCGAATCGTATTTCTGTAGTAGGTAGTGTTTATTTTCGTTAGGCCACTGTATCTCACCAACTTGGCCTGTAATAAGACTATTAAAGTAAGTGTCAGTA